GATGTTGATGATCATGTGTTTGAAGGCAACCTTGAAAAGGAGTTACATGATCTGTATGGTCAATACACTTACGTGTGTTACTCAACTGCGTCATCAACCAAAGAACATCCTAAGTTTAGATTGGTGTTTCCTTTATCAGAGAACGTCCCAGCGAATAAGATTAAACACTTCTGGTTTGCTTTGAATAAGACATTGGGGGATATCGGTGATCCACAAACTAAAGATTTGAGTCGTATGTACTTCGTTCCTGGTAATTATGCAGGTGCTCATAGCTTCATATTCACGAATGCTGGGGAGTTAATGAGTCCAGTGGTGCTAATGGACAGCATAGAATACGCTGAAAAGCCGTCAGGAAATGCATTATTAGACAGTTTGCCTGAGAAGGTTCGCAATCAAATATTAGAGTACAGAAAGAACCAAATGACAAACACCTCAATTGCTTGGGACAGCTATCACAATTGTCCATTCGTTAATAAGGCACTAGTTGCTGAGTATAATACAATCAGTGAGACCGGTTGGTATCGTAAGATGTATCAGATAATGGTATCGATTGCTATGAGAGCAATCAAACAAAGGTACCCTATCAGTTCAAATGAAATCGCAGAGATGTGTACTCAGATCGATAGAGAGAATGGCGGTTGGTATAATAATCGACCATTAGAAAGAGAGGCTACAGGAGCAATTAATTTTGCTTATGAAAACGTTGACTTTAAGTAAGGAATAGTGTATAATATAGTATATTATAAACAGGAGAAATGTATATGGGAATAATGGATAAGCTACAAAAGAATAGTAAGATCAAAGAGACTGCAATACTGTCTAAATCTAAACTGTTTGCAAATCAGGATATGGTACCCACCCCAGTACCTATGATAAACGTTGCACTGTCTGGCAATCCAGATGGAGGATTGACATCGGGACTAACTGTATTGGCAGGACCATCGAAGCACTTTAAAACTTCATTCGGCTTGTTAATGGCTGCGGCTTACCTTAAGAAACATGAAGATGCTATCATCCTATTCTACGACTCAGAATTTGGAAGCCCCCAAAGTTACTTTGAAAGCTTTGGTATTGATACAAGCAGAGTGTTACACACACCAATCACCAATGTTGAAGAGTTGAAGTTTGACATTGTGAATCAACTGGAAGAGATTGCTAAGGAAGATAAAGTGATCATTGTGATTGACTCTATTGGTAATCTTGCATCCAAGAAAGAAATGGATGATGCTATGAATGAGAAGAGTGTTGCTGATATGTCACGAGCCAAAGCCCTGAAAGGTCTATTTAGAATGTGTACTCCATATCTTTCAATGAAAGATATTCCTATGCTCGCTATCAATCATACATACCAAACAATGGAGATGTTCTCTAAAGCTGTTGTATCAGGTGGTACAGGTATCTATTACTCAGCTGATAACATTTGGATCATTGGTAGACAACAAGAGAAGGATGGCAAAGACATTAAAGGATATAACTTCATTATTAATGTTGAAAAGTCTCGATTCGTTAAAGAGAAGAGCAAGATTCCAATTTCTGTTACTTGGGAAGGTGGTATTGAAAGATATACTGGTTTATTAGATGCAGCTATTGAAGGTGGATTTGTTGTTAAGCCTACTATGGGTTGGTACTCTCCAGTAAATATTGCGACAGGTGAAGTATCTGATGTTAAATTGAGAGCTAAAGCTTTAGGTAAAGACTTTTGGGAGCCTATTCTAGCATTGCCTGAATTTAAATCATTCCTTAAAACTAAGTACGAGATTGGTCATGCTTCAATGATTAAAGAAGACTCTGAGTGAATTTAGAGACACTAATTCTACGCTCATTGATTCATGATGAGGTGTATACAAGAAGAGTTATACCTCACTTAAAGCAGAAGTACTTTGATGGTCCATACAAGCTGGTGTTCAATGAGATTATATCATTCGTAACAAAGTATGGCAATCTTCCTACTACTAATGCGTTAAGTGTTGAGTTGCAAGATGGAGCATCCATTCCAGCTGATATGGTTACAGAGGTGTATTCTGTTATCAACGATTTGAATGCTCCTGCTGCTGAGTCTGATGAAGATTGGTTAATTGATCAAACGGAGAAGTGGTGTCAGGATAGATCTATATTCCTTGCTATTATGGAATCAATTGAAATCATTGATGGCAAACATAAAGATTTAACCAAGAATGCTCTTCCCGAGCTGTTGAGTGATGCCTTAGCTGTATCATTCGATACCAACATTGGTCACGATTACATCGAGAACTCAGATGATCGTTATAAGTTTTATCATAGAGAAGAGGAACATCTTCCATTCGACTTAGAGATGTTCAATAAGATCACTAAAGGTGGATTGGTTAATAAGACGTTAAACGTTGCATTAGCTGGTACTGGTGTAGGCAAGTCTTTGTTTATGTGTCATGTTGCTGCTGGTGCCCTAACTCAAATGAAAAATGTGTTATACATATCTATGGAAATGAGTGAAGAGCGAGTTGCTGAACGTATTGATGCTAATCTGATGAATGTGCCTATATCTCAATTAGAGAATCTGTCCAAAGATATGTTTGATAAGAAGATGAATGCTATCACTAATAAAGGTTTGGGCCAGTTGATTGTTAAAGAGTATCCAACGGGAGCTGCTAATGCGACTCACTTTAGGGCACTCTTAGGTGAGTTGAAGTTGAAGAAGGATTTCATTCCTGATTTGATTTGCATTGATTATCTAAACATTTGTGCTTCTAGTAGAATGAAAGCTGATTCTGGATCATACACGTATGTTAAAGCAATTGCAGAAGAGTTGAGAGGTTTAGCAATGGAGAACAATCTTCCAATCTTGACAGCTACTCAAACTACTCGTGGTGGTTATGATAATTCAGATGTATCGTTGACAGATACGTCCGAGTCATTTGGACTACCTGCAACGGCTGACTTAATGTTCGCATTGATATCTACTGAGGAATTGGAAGAGAGAAATCAGATACAGGTTAAACAGTTGAAAAATAGGTATAACGATCCAACAGGAGACACTAAACGTTTTGTGTTGGGGATTGATAGATCAAAGATGAGGTTGTATGATGTTGAAGATAATGCACAAACGTTATCAGTAGATACTAATCAACCAACAGCAGATTATAGTAAATTTACAGTATAGGAGATATAGTGGTGGAAAGAACAAATAGTATTAAGAGCACAGATAAAGTGAAAAGAGTAGATCACCAATCTACTACTACTAAGGTTAAGATGGTATCGTATAGTATGCCAAGCCAAGAGTATAAAGAGGCAGGCCTGAATGATGTTCAGGATCTAATTGCATATTGCGCAAGGGTATCTAATCCAAGTAATCAATTCAACAAAGAGACTAGTGATAAGCTCATTAAGTATCTTATTAAACATAAGCATTGGAGTCCGTTAGAGACAGTATCAGCGTGCCTGGAGATCGAAACTACACGTGACATTGGACGTCAAATCCTTAGACACAGATCATTCTCGTTCCAAGAGTTTTCTCAACGATATGCTGATCCTACTAAGGATATGGCATTCATGTTAAGAGAAGCAAGACTTCAAGATACGCAGAATAGACAGAACTCAATCGACACCGATAATGCTGCATTGTCTGCTATGTGGAGAATTAAGCAAGAGGAATTGATTAAGAAGTCATTAGATGCTTATAACTGGGCCATTGAGAACGGCATTGCAAAAGAACAAGCTCGTGCTGTATTGCCAGAAGGGAATACAATGAGCAGAATGTATATGAACGGAACTTTACGTTCTTGGGTTCATTACATTGAGTTAAGAAGTGCTAATGGCACACAGAAAGAACACATTGAAGTTGCAAAGCAATGTGCAAAAGTAATTGCGGAGATCTTTCCGTTAATGCTTGACATTATGGAGTAAATCATGTATAATAGATATATAGAACGTATTAAACAATTTTTCACTAAGAAGTTAGATTACGCCACGATGTATGAGAACAAGTGTAATGAGTGTGATGGGTGGGAGTTTAAATTTAACAAGTTGCAGAGACAACTCACAGCCATCTTAAAGGAAAGTGATTCTTAAGCAGTGGTGTGTGATGTTCCTTGATGGAACAGGCAGAACTATTATGGCGGAAAGTAAAGAACAAATAATGTACAAATACAAAAACGTTAAAAGCGTATTTAAAATGGGAAGGAAAACATGAGTAAGACAGCAATTGATGGCGTAAAGATACGCAAAGATAACAACGGCAATAGACTAAGTAAGAAGACTTATAGCCACGGCAGCTATAGATGTAAGCGTAAGCCAAATTCACCAAGATGCAAGAAGTAGTTGATTGGTTAAACATCTTAGCTATGATTATCCTATTAGCAATAATAGGTGTGGTTATGGTGGGATTTATTTTATTATGGACACCGTTCCTTTTATTAGGAATGGCATTGGATTATTATGACAACAGAAAAACTATACGATAAGTGGTCCTTCGTTGAGAAGGATATGGAGCAGGAACACTGGTTTATTAAATTGGAAGGTGGTAAGTATCATGGAGTTGTATTTAAATACGAATCTATTAAGTTAAATAAAACTAATGAGTCAATCGATTTTGATTATGATGTTGTTGATTGGACCGATGATGATCCACATGGCACTCCAGAATTTAATAAGCTAACCGGTGAGTTGTTGCATCTGGTATTGGATGATGCATTCAAAGCAGGTGATTTTGTTATAGGTGAGAAAGATGAACGAAGCACTGATAATCCTAGCTGAAGAATGCGCTGAAGTTCAGCAAGAAGTATCCAAGATACTTCGATTTGGTCCTGAAGAAGCTAATTTGAAGAACCTAGAAAAGGAGATTGGTGATGTTATTGCTATGATGGCAGTATTAGCACACCAAGGTATCATTAATGAAGATAAGGTTATGCGTAGAGTCCCCACTAAACTTAGAAAGTTGAAGAAGTGGAGTGATATAAAAGATTTAGACGCTATTATAGAAAACTTATAAATAAGTCTATATAAACACTTAACCTATTATGATACAATTCAAACACTACCTTGAAGAAGGTAAGAACGATAAGTCTATCTTTCATGCAATATTCATGGCTGGCGGCCCAGGTTCTGGTAAGTCATATGTTGTTGGTCAATTAGGACTACTATCATTAAACTTTAAAGATATCAACTCAGACTCTGCATTAGAAAAGGCCATGAAGTTATCTTTAATGGATATGGAAATGCCTGACGGGCAAGCCTATGCTAAAGATATCGTTAGGGGCATATCAAAGAAAACAACTAAACGCAAAGAAGGTCATGCTATAAACGGCAGACTTGGTTTAGTGATTGATGGTACGGGTAAAGATGATAGTAAGATCAAAGCACATAAAGAAGCCTTAGAGAAACTTGGATATGAATGTTCAATGGTGTTTGTGGATACCTTCTTAGATACCTCTATTGAACGTGATATGCAAAGGGGTAAAGATGGTGGAAGATCATTAGGATCTAAAGCTGTCACTTCAATGTGGAAAGGCGTTCAAAGTAATAAGAAGTCATACTCGAGTTTGTTCGGTAAGAGATTATTCATTATCGAAAACAATAGTACTGGTAAAGACGATAAGGATGGCAATGCTCAATTCGATCGTCAAATCAATAAGATAACCAGGAAGATATCTTCTTGGGCTAGTCAATTACCAAACAATCCCCAAGTGAAAGCTTGGATGGACGCAAATTAAAAGGATATCAATGAAAAAAT